ACATTACCTTGAATATTCTTTAGAAAATTCTCCAGTCTTGAAAGAGGCATCTTATTGGGCTATGTACAAATTTTCTTCTGTTTTATTTATCAATCGTTTGTGGTGACATTTTGACCATAATCATATTGTGGATCTTTTAAATTTCTATCTTTATTATATGGGCTAAGTTTCCAATTAGGATCTGGATAATCTTTCCATGAATCACCTTCATACTCTGTGATGAGTGGATTTACATCTTTTCTCTCGCCATATACATGGTAAAAACAATCAATCAATATCTCTCCTGTGAGAAAATCCTGATTTGCACCAATTTCAATCACCACATATTCACTATTGAAACTTTCAATCACAAGATTTTGACCCTTACCGATTGGTTGTAATTGAACTGTAATGCTGTCCTCATAAACTAAATTTTTCCAATATTCTGGGAGTTCAATTATATTTGATCCCTTCAATCTACCACGATAATAAACTCCAATCTCAGGGCCTTCAACGCAAGCATGTCTTAATCTATATCCATCTTTAGTGGGATGTTTTAAGTCAAATGATTTACCTCTATCATCAGCGGTATCAAATCTATCAGCAAGTCTCCCCTTGTTATCACCATCAATAGAACCACTTACAAATAAATCACCTATAATATGAACAGTATCAACAGATGAACCACCTGATATTCGTAAAGCATTTGCTGTTTTACCATCACCTCTAATATCAACATTACCCCTAGTTCTTACTGCTAATGATTTTTCCATTGCTGGTTGAGTATCTAAGGGATTTTGTTGTGCAGTGTTTGAACTTACAGATAATACTCCTTTATCATCAGAATTTTTCTGAACGTCACCAATTAAAACAGGGCCATTTAAAACCGCAGTTCCAGTTGGTGACGTATCTGGTGCAACGTAAGAGACATCATTTGTTCCTACAATGATTTTATCTGTTTGTGTCTTTACTATATGCATTAGTCTAATTTAGGTGGTGAGATTGTGGTTGCTTTTTCTAATACTCTTGACATCACACCATAACTCATGTCAGCGTCAGCAGCTGCTAGTGCAAATCCATACTTGAGTTGAAAGAAACCTTTACTTATTATATTAACACTATTAGTAGCACTAATCATTATTTTTTCTCCCTGCACACGAACATCAGGAGATTTGATTTGTGCGAGTCTAGTAGCCTCAACCATAAACTGTCCGTCTTGACCACCGCCCTCTGCGACTAAATTTATATTCCTTGCTTTAATTGTGACATCCCCATTCTCACAATCAATTAACATATCACCTCGTTTGCACTTAATTATTTTAGCATAAGCGGGTTGAATGTCACCAGCATCTCTGACTTTTAATCCTTCACCTAAAACTTCACATGATTGGCCTGGCGTGTATAAAACTGATTTGGCACTTCCAGGCCCACCTGGCCCATCTCTACCCTCTCCTTTGTCAGCATAAAATGCAAAAGATTGTGACTCCTGTGTTTGAATCTCATACAAAGTATCACCATGTATGCTACTCTGACCACTCTGACAGGTGTATCTTAAATGAACATCCCTTTCTAAATTTTGTCCGTCGTCTGATTGTTTATTTTTTGACATTTTATTTTTCGATACAACTAATTACAGTTATGACAGCACTTTGAGGTAGATTCCTGTCGAAAGGAATATCTGTGTCTGCAATTTGTTTTGCGTCATCAACTTTTGTAAATTTGAGAACTGGTAATAATTTAGCACCAACTCCAGTATCGCTATTTATTACCATCTCTGGAAGATCTGTAAATCCAAATCCACCTCTGATCACATTTGCACCAACAATTAATCCATCTTGAATATTTAACTCAACTTGTGCTTGTTTAGATCCATCACCAACTGTCAAAGTATCAGATTCATCATATCCAAAACCAGTATTTTCAATGACGATATTATCTAAGGAAGTCACATAAGATACTGCACCATCATAATTTGCATCTGGATTTGGTGTGATCTCTTTTATATTACCATCTGCATCTTCCTCGGTTGTGTTTGGTAGATACTCTTGGCCAGGTTTTATCATTGTAACACCTACAACACCAAGAGAGGGATTACCATTTGGATCAGTTACCTCACCCATGATTGGCACTCCACCAGCACCATAACCCTTGTCACAACTATCAAAGAATGAAAGTATTGGTGGTTCTTTAAATCCAAATCCAGTTCCGTTAATTGCAACACCTATGATTTGACCGAGGGCATTCACGACTGCACTTCCTGATGCACCTTGACCACCACCGCCTATGAAATCAACTCTTGGTGGGCCACACTTAAGAACATTCGTGTTACAATCTGGTCGAGATGGTGAAGCTTCAATTGCATTATCAATATCTTCTAGAAGGGGATTAATTAAAGAATTTAATCCCATCTTATCAGTTATGGTTTTAAACTCATCTTCAATTGCCTTTGAAACACCATTCTTAGATGAATAAGTTGTATTCTCAGGACAATTTTGTCTATCACAATCAAGAACATTTGTGATGATGTTTGCAAACTTGATTGCTTTTGTGAAAGTTTCGCTAGGAAGAGCAATACCACCACCTTGAATATTATTCAATTGTTCAAACATGCTTCCTAAACTCGTATCTAGAATATTGTTTATTTGTCCAAACATATCACTCATAAAATTCTCAACACCACAAACAGGAACATCTAGAACCTGTCCGATCATATTTTCTAAACTCTTTCCAAGATAATCTAATAATTGATCTTGTATCTTTTCAAAGTTACAAAAGATTGTATCAATTAAAGCATTCGTTGCCTGTCCAGCAGGCGCTTGTAAAGGTTTTGGTGTTTGATCTTGTAAAGTTTTTGATAATTTATCTAATGTTTCTTGTATCACCCATGAACGACCACGACGAACTAACTTTGTCATTGAGTTATGAATTCGATTCGTTGTTAATTTTATCTCTGATTGAATATCTACTATGCCTCCAAAAATAGGATCGACGTAGGTGTTTTGTTCGTTTAATTGTTGCAGAGTTTGTATCTTACGAGTAAAATCTTTTATTGTATTACTAATTTTTGATATCTCATTATCCTCACAAGCTGTAAAATTGTCGATGGTGATGTTTGTTGCAGCTTCTTTTTGTAGTTGTGCGATTGTTTTTGCAAACTCTCCAGGCGTAAATCCACCACCCCAAGGCGATGATCTATGTTGTCTATGTTTGCCAGATCTTCTTCTTATGTTTGGTGAAGTATATGGTGCAAAATCTGTTTGTTTTTTTGATGTAAATTGTTTAGATTTAATTTTATCCTTGATATATGTCTGTTTAAATAAAGTTCCAAATACTACTGGTTGTTGTTCATCTTCACCATCAAGGAAAAATCCAACGACAACTTCACCACCTTGATATTCCATTGTTGATCCTAAGCCTCCAGTCGTTGATTTATTAGGAGGCAAAAGAACGTGTGCCATTGGTAAATCCTTGTCTGGCAAATCATCATCATTGCCATGACATCCAACAATACGAACTCGACATCGATGTGAGTAAATGTCCTCTCCATCGCCAGCTTGTTTCTTTTCTTGAGAATCACCCCACTCTCCTTTATCTGGATCAGTCACTTGACCAATCCACCATCGAAATGAATCTCTTCCTATAAAATTAACACTTTCGTTGTTCATTTAACTAATCGTCATAGATTAAACACTCTGGTTCATCTGGGTGATTGTCACAAAATAATTCTAATGCGTTTGGATCATGATGATCGCCTGCTGCGATCTCTTCCTTATGATGTTCTGCATACTCTTCGAGTTCATGTAACTCTTCTTTAGCATGTCGTCTTGCTGCTGGATTTGCTTGTGGATCATCGATAATCTTCTTATCGTGTTCCATATGGTCTTCGATTGATTTCATAAGAATAAGTAGTTTTTACTATTTAAGCGGTAAAGACATCACGAACTAAAGTAAGTTGCGTTTCTGATTTGCCACCTCCAATTAAATGTCTCAATTTAGCAATTAAATATTTACCACTAATATCATTATCTTTCTCAGATCCATAAGAACTTGTGTCTGCTTCTTTATTATTATCACCTTTTTTAAGAGGTAGTCTGATGTCCAACATCTGTCCAGCTCTTAGATCAGGATTTAACGGAATTGACAAACTTAAAGATTGAGAAAATAATAAGTTATTTCTAATATAGGATTTATTTTGATAGACGGCAAGCTCACTTCTTGGTTGAACTCTCTTAAATAATCCTCCCTTTTGTGCCACGCCAGGGTCATTAAGTCGGAACATTAATCGAGTTGGTTTATCCTCCAAGATTTTTGGCAACTTAACTTTTTTATTTAAATCTATATCCTCTGTCTTAGTAGTTTCAATTGATTTTGATTGATTTTCAAGATCCACAAAAATTGTATTGTTAGCATACATTCCCATTCTTAAATTAAGTCCCATATCATTTGACTGATTTAGATTATTCTCTAATATTCTAAAAGATCCTTCTGTGGGTCGATCTGGCTTTTCATATCTTATTGGTTTTTGCTTCAATAATTTTTCAATTGATTTAAAATGATATCCATCTAATGTTTCATAAAATAAAAATCCAAAATTTTTACGAGAGGCTTGTGTTTTTGGACACAACCATTGAATCGTATCAAATGGTCTTTTTAAATTATTACAAAAAGAATAAGTGTTTGCAGATCGATCTTTAAATAGTTTTTTCTTAGTGCGAATTCCTTTTTTATCTTTTTTTAGTAAATCTTCAACTGTATTTGATACGTTACCAGTTGATTTTTTATTTATTCTAGACGTTTCATTTATCATCGCCTCTTCTGAGACAAATTCTAAGGTCGCTGTTTGTTTATTAGTATCAGTAAAAACATTTCTCACAGAATTCAATACCATTCTATGTTTTTTAGATGTAATTTTAAAATCATCAAAATCATCAAAGGTGGTTGTAAAATCGATGAGCTCGCCGCCAGTGATTCCCTTTTTACTTATTACTTGATCAAGATCAATAAAAGATATGGTCATCGCAATAGATGGACTCGTAATACTTTCGTAGTAATCAACAATTGGATTTCCACGAACAATGTCAAAATCTTCATCTAACGAAGTTCCGTTAGGTTTCAACATGCATTTTTTAATTAAAAATCTAGATTCCATTATTTTATAAAGTTAGCAAGACCCTCATTTGAGAAAGTGGATAATTCTTTATTACTTATTGTATTAATAAATGGTATGACCTCCTCAACAGCAGAATTTTTTATCTCTGCTTCAGAAACATTTGGTGGAGATTTTTGAATTAAAACTGGTTGATTTTTATTAGGAGACTCACTTGAGGGTGGTGGTGCATCCCCTTCTCCAGCAGATTGCACTTCTTCTACTAAGGGAATTAAACTATCAAAGATATCAATACCCTCCATATCAGTTGATACACCCTCAATCATTTTTTCAATTTTATCGCCACCAAAAATATCTGTAAATAAAGCTTTGACTCCCTCTGGCATATCAGATTTTTCTATCTTATCTGATATATTATCAACAGGCATTGATGAAAGTCCTTTCTGTAAAATTGTTTTTGCTCCACTCTCCAATTTTTCCTCTTTCACATTTGGTATTACATCATCCTTTATCATATTTAAAAATCCACCAAAAACTTTATTCATTTTTTCCCCTTTCTCTTCACCCAACAAACCTTTGAAATTTACATTCTTATTTTCATCCATTTTAAATTGTTCTGCAAAATTTTTCAATTTTTCTCCAACAATATCTTCACCAACTAATCCACCTTCACTAAATCCTTTTACTCCTTTTTTTCTTTTTTTTCCTTTTGCGAGTGTTGGATCATTTTTAGAATCATATTTAAAATCAAGCCTTGATTTCTCATCAAGTGATTCTTGCGATCTAAAATATGAAGTTGGATTTATTTGATTTATACGATATCCAAGAGTTTTATATGCTGATCTTGGTTGTATTCCTTGTTCTCTATCTAATTTTTCAGCTTTATCTTTCTTTTTTGCTGTGGCCTTTGATGCATTACTTTTGGCAAGAACTGGAAATAATAATTCATTTGGAATACCATGAGTGCCATTTAAAATTTGTTTAAAAGTAACCTTTTCAAATCCTTCTAATTTATTCACTTCACTCATAAGTTGATTTTTATGAGTGATCATGTCATCCACTGCAATATCTATTATTTGAGATTTCAAAATTGATTCTCTAGTGAAAGTCTCTTTAGTTCCATCCTCAAAAGTTTCTTCATTATTGTATCGGCTTATTGATTCTTCCTTAAGACTAGAACCAATCATTTCAGATTTATCATAAAAATATGATGAACCATCATCCGCTGTTTGTTCGTAAATGTCTGTGCTACCATCAAAATATGTTTTTTCAACATGTCCCTCTTCATCTCTACGCATTGATCTCTCTGCTGTCTCCATGTCTCCATCTTCACCAAACCCAAGAAATTCCTTACTCATCACACCCAACTTTGCAGCAGGCCCTTTACCGATAGTGCCTTCCAAAAGTTTAGGTTTGTTTTCTCCACCAGCAGCAGCGTTGATTCCTTTCAAAGTATCAACACCCACCTTTTTGACTGCATCTTTTGTTATCACAAACTCGCCAGGAGTTAGCAGTGCTGGAACACTATCTTCATTATTATTAGTTTTATCGTTATCTGTATCATTTACCTTTCCACCCTCTGCAAAAAGTGAAAACCCTGCAAAAGGATTAAGAATTGATCCAATGAGAGCTGGTAATTGTCCAATTATTCCTTTTGAGATTGATCCACCTCCAGTTGTTGTCGCGGCAGCTTTCTCTTGTGCATTTAAACCAAAATCGCCTGGCGCATTTTGATCTTTCTTAGATTTCTCTTTTTTATTTTTTTCACCTCCAAATTCACTTTCAAGTTCTAGTCTTCTTTGATCTTTTTGCGCCGCGTCTTGAGCCTCTAAAAGTCTATCTTCCTCTAAATCCTTTTGTATTCTTATAAAACTTTTAATTTCTATAATTTCTTTCTCTATTTTTGATATTGACTTTATTATACCTTCAATTGTTACACCTTGTCGAAGAATAGATTTTGTTGCATCAGAAGCTACTTGATCAATGTCTCTAATTGACTCAAAAAAATTATTAACGGTAATTTTTTTACCAGTTGTGCCTAAATCTAATTCTTCGTCATCCATACTTTCGGACACCTTCTACTTGTTGTCGTTTTAGATTTTCTTGTTCTATATGATCTCTGAGAAGAGCAGTGTAAATATCTCTCTCCCAAGGCATCATATTTTCAAGCTCCGTCAAGCTATATTTATGGTATTGCATGAGAATAAAATTTGTTCGATAATATGTCTCAAGATCTTCTCTTGCAATACTTAGCCGAAAAAATCGGCAAGACCCTCCAAGACGACACTATTTTTTTGTTTCGTATTTGGATTTATCACCTCAATCGTATGTGATAATTTAGGCATTGTTTGAAAAAACTTCTCAATTAGTTTATACTGTTTTGAACTTAGTTTTTCAACAAAATCTAGTCTCTCCTGTGGTGAGTAATCTTTAACATCCCAGGCATCCTCTTTAGTATAAACCGTGTCCATACAATCAGCCACAACTTTAAAAGTTTTTTGAACCTCGGCTTCTGGTTCATCAGATGTATCAAAGTTATTATCTACAAACTGATTTAATGATGGATACTTCATACGAAGAGTCATTTTATCATCTAAAACAATATCAATCTTATGATCTTTTTGTTTTTGAACTTTAATTTCATCAACATATATTGTCACTGGAACTTTTGTTTCGCCATCATCAGGGCATGTAACATTCATTTTAATATCTTCACCAATTGATTTAGCACGAATATTTAAAAAGACATATTCAATATCAAATGTCGGAAGACTATCAACATCAATACCCTTTGTAAGGATACACTTCTTTAGTATATCAGTTACAGCATTTGTAATTTCATTTTCATCTCTTGATTCTAATGCTAAAATTAAAATCTTCTCTTCTTTTACAAGAAAAGGTCTGTATTTAATTTTTTTATTTGATGATGGTAACTTCAACTCATAAGTTGGAGTTTCAATAGTTGGTAAAGGCATAATTTACTGATTCAGTTAATTTAAACTCCTCCAAGAGGAAGCATAGAGTTTGTTCCTGTAGTGGTAAATTTTCCATCCTCTCTTCTAACAGGAAATGGTTGAACTTGCGTTTGATCATTTGAATTTACAAGATCAACAGGTGTATTTACAACAGCCTGATTTGGATCTTCATAATTAAATCTTGTGAAAAATCTATCATAAGCAAACTGTATATTACATCTTAACACATTTGAATCACCATAGGCAACTCTCATTGATGTTAAATTGGTAGGCCAAACATTAACAAATTCATAACTTGACAAATTTGATTTATACTCTCTAGGTGATGATTTCTCATTATTTTTACCACCAAAAGATCCTAGTTGTTTTTTTCCTTCGGGTATAAAAGTATCTCTTTCAAATTTTGTGATGTGAATAATTTCCTTATAATCATCAGGATAATTAAATCGAGTATAAGCACTTCTCTCTCTTTTATTTGTTTGAATAGGATTAATATATGTCATCCAAGTTTCTAACACTTCTAAAATTACCATATCAGCATCACAGTAAAAAACAAGATTTAAAGGTGGAAAATTTCTAAGATTTGGGAATGATTCTGTTATACCTTGACGATGACCAGTCGCAGTTGATTCTATAAAATTTGCGCCTGGAAGTTCAGCCTGAGCACACATTATAGACATTTTTCTTTGAAAATCAAATCCTTGACTTCTTTTTTTATTTGTCCCAACATCAGATTCTTGAAGCCAAGTTTGCCAATTTCCAAATGAAAAAGTAACTTGATAAAACGTATCGAGAGAGGGCCGTCCAACAGTATCATTAATATCTTTAATGTTACTTTTAAATATATTTGATCTTCTTGGAAATAAATTATTTTCTGTCACGATAAATAAATTTGGATTGTTATTACTATATATGAGCTATAAAGGGATATATCGACCTTCTAATCCCAAAAAATATAAAGGAGACTCCAATAATATTATTTATAGGTCTCTTTGGGAGCGAAAGTTCATGAATTACTGCGATTTGAATGAAAACATACTTGAATGGGCATCGGAAGAATTCTGGATACCATATAAAGATCCAACAACAAATCGAGTTCGTAGATACTTTCCTGACTTTTTCATTAAATATAAGGACAAAGACAGCAATATTCGCAGATCGGTGATTGAAGTCAAACCGATGAGAGAAACAAAAGAACCAAAGGCAACAAAGGGAAAATCAAGAAAGACATTAATTAATGAGTCAATGACATATGTTAAAAATCAAGCAAAGTGGAAAGCAGCGAGAGAGTTTTGTGATGATCGTAAATTAGAGTTCAAGATTATGACTGAAAAAGAATTAGGAATCCGATGAGTATTCTACAAAGAATATTAGACACAGTGGGTAATCAAGTCAATGAAGAATTTTTTCGGACTCGATTGCTTGAAGAACTTGGATCACCAAATTTTGATGATGATGCTTCAGACACAGCTGGATTTTCGCCTGGCGAATTATATTTTTTTACATATCAAGCACAAACCAAACAACCTTATTATGACATGTATCCACTTGCATATGTGATTGAATATCAAACAGGTGGTTTTTTAGGATGCAATCTTCACTATCTTCGTTTAAATCAAAGAGATGAACTTGCAATAAGCTTACTAAATAACTCTGCTCAGGGTGCAGTTGCGGTTCCTCCCCGAACTCTACATAAATATCTTTATACTGGTGTGAGAGGAACACCATATCGTATTCCAAATAGTGAGTGGTCAGATGTTGCACAACTTCCGACTGAAAGATTTATTGATATGAGAGGAATTCCAGTTCCAAGAGATCGAATTTATAACAAAATCTAATGTCAAAAAGTAGAGTATATACACAAGACGATAATTCAAAAGTATCTTTTGAATTTGACACCGATCAAACACTGGTCGGCATAACAAAAGATGGATCTGCCGTAAATCCAAAAACTTCTGAATTTGAAACTCTTAGAGATTCTGATGATGCTCTGGATGCGTACAATGTAAATAAGTACAAAGGTAACGGATCTGAATCCACGATTAAAGTAGCAGCTAATGATATTCTTCAGAGTCATTATAATGAAATATTAAAAAAACAAAATAATGAACAATTTGTAACGAATGATTTTGAAAAACCTCAAGCAATAGCATATTCTAGCGCCTCTTCATCAATGATTGAAGATTATGAAAGAGGAGCATATCGGTCAAAATTAATGACTGGAAATCTTTTTGATCGAGACACATACAGAAAACATAAAACAGATATTTTTGCATATCCAATCGATATCAATCCAAATCAAGATCATATGAAGATTGTGAAATATCGATATGTTAGACAAGATGTGAATCAAAGCAAACCTCCTACGGAAGGGATCAGAAATATTGGTTCGTTTTATAATCCTTTAAATGCGATTTTTAATAGAAAAGTAAATGTCGCTGGTGATAGTGTCAAAGGCAGCATACAACGAGGAACTGTTTTACTACCCATGCCAAAGGCGACAGACGTAAATGGTGTTGAGTGGGGAAAAAGTGAATTAACAACATCTGGACTTGCAGCACTCGGACTAGCAGAAAAATTATCTCTAGGAGGAAGATTAACAGGAGAGACTCAATTTGATAGATTTCTTGAAAGAAGAGCGAGAAGAAAAGCAGGGAGACCAAGTGATGCACAACCACTAAAAAGATTAGCAGAATTTAGTCAAGCACAAGCAGCTCAAGGAATAGCTGAAAAAGCTGCAAGAACTTTTGGAACTGAATTAGATGCAGATACATTTTTAGCAAGAACAGGTGGTAGAGTTCTAAATCCCAATGCTGAGATGTTATTTCAAGGCCCTGTCATAAGGGATTTTGCTTTTAAATTTACGATGATTGCAAGAAGTGAAAAAGAAGGTGCAGAGATTAGAAAAATTATTCGTTTCTTTAAATTAGGAATGGCTCCTAAGTTTAGAAATACGGTTTTTCTAAAAAGTCCCGATATATTCACTTTAGAGTATAAAAATGGAGGCACAGATGCAGACGTTTTGAATACTGTAAATAGATTTAATCCAGGCGGTCTTGCATTGACGACCATGAACGTTGATTATGCTCCAGATGGTTATTGGGCTGCATATCGAGATTCACAACCAGTCGCACTTTCGATAGATCTCAATTTTACAGAATTAAGACCAATATATGAAGCAGATCAAGAAAACACTCCAGAAGACAGCGTAGGTTACTAATATGACATACTCAGGATCACCAAACAGTTACTTTAGACAACTCCCAGACCTTGATTATCCGTCTTTAGCGAATGATCGAACTTCGGTGTATGACTATCGAATTGTTAAAAATATATTTAAAAGAGCAGTAATGCGTGATGATATTTTTAACGACATTACAGCTTTTACAAAATATTCTGTTCAAGGCGATGAACGAGCAGATCAAATCGCAGAGTCATTTTATGGTGATAGTGGTCTTGACTGGGTAGTATTGACAACAAATAACATTGTTCATGTGAGAGACGAATGGCCAATGGGCGCTCAAGATTTTTTAACTTATATAAACGGAAAATACACTGCTCAAGAATTAACAAATATTCATCACTATGAAACTGATCTTCTTAGAGATTCAAATGGAAAATTAATTCATCCAAAAGGAATTAGAGTTCCAGAGGATTATTCAATTTCTTTTTTAGATAATGGCGTTTTGAGAACAGAATCAAAAATTACATCTTTTACTTTTTTAGATCACGAAACTAATTTAAATGATGCAAAAAGAAATATTAATATTTTAAGAAGTGAATATTTAAACTTCTTCTTAGAGGATTTTGCAAATATTATGGAGTATAAACCATCACAACAATTTGTAAGCGAAGATCTTAAGAAGACCGAAAATCCACGCATAATTTCGCCATAAAAAAAGAGGTCGTTTTGAGCGACCTCTGGCGTAAAAAATGGCCCGAAATTTTTTTCGGGTTATTTTCTAATTTTCAGCTAATTTTGCAAAATAGCTGAGTGCATCTTCCTCATCTTCATCTGTATTCACAGAGGATGGGGTTGTGTCAATAACTGCACGTTCTTC